AGCAATCCCGAATACGTTTTGAGTAATTTAATGCTGGCGAATTTCACACCGATAAATTCAACGGTTGGAGAGCTTGGGACAGTCGAAGCAAGCTTCACTGGCGGCACCTGGGTTCGAGATATCACACCTTAAACAAGAAACGACATCATGCAACTCACGCTCAAAGTCACAACAGACCAAACCACATACGAAGTCAAAACAAACCTGTATGTCATCATTGCCTGGGAACGAAAGTTTAAACAGAAAGCCTCCAACCTTGCTTCCGGCGTAGGTCTCGAGGACCTGGCATTCATGGCATTCGAGGCTTGCAAGGTGCACGGCATTACAGTGCCAGCCGTATTCGATGACTATGTTAAGCGCTTGGTCGGAATCGAAGTGTTAACGGATGAACCCACAAACCCCACCGAGGAGGCACTTACTCACGATCTCTAGCAGAACTGCTAGTTGAAACTGGGTGGTGGCCTCCACAAATACCTTTCGAGATTCAAGACATGAACACAGTGATTGATGTGATAAATAAATTGAGGCGTAAATGACAGCTGAGCTTGGCCCCATCGAGGTTGTTGGTCTGAAGGAAGCGCTTGCACAGCTGAACAAGATTGACAAGAAGCTGAGGCGTTCTATCACCACTGAGTACAAAGCAATCGTTGACCCTGTACTGATCGAGGCTCGCCGCAACATCCCAGAGGATGCACCAGTATCAGGTATGGCGCGTTCGTGGACTGGTAAGAGTGGTGCTGAGATTATGGCTTGGGATGCCAAAAAGGTGAACAAGAATCTCAAGGCATTCACCAGTGGCAAAAAGATACGGGATGCACCTGGAGGCTTCAGACAGAACCTTGCTACCTTTGGCATCAGGTGGGGAGGGCCGCAAGCTACTCTGTTTGACATGGCGCGAAAAGGCAACCTATCTCAAGCGCTTCAAGCCAGGTATGGGCCACCATCTCGAGTTATCTGGCGAGCATACGAAGCCCAGAGTGATGCAGTGGATGGTCAAGTTCGTGATCTAGTGAACCGTGTCATGAAGATGACCGGCAACAACGGGAGAATCTGATGGCCATTACAATCCCCATCATCAGCGAGTTCGATGGCGCTGGCATTAGCAAAGCCATCGCACAATTCAAACAGCTCGAGACCAACGGCCAGAAGGCCCAGTTCGCAATCAAGAAGGCAGCGGTTCCTGCAGGGCTCGCTCTAGCAGGTTTGGCTGTCGCCCTGGGTGATGCCGCCAAAGGTGCTATCGAGGATGATGCTGCACAGCAAAGTCTGGCGCTCACTTTGCGCAACACCACTGGGGCCACTGATGCTCAGATTGCAGCCAATGAAGATTGGATAAGTACCCAAGGCAAACTGCTCGGCATTTCGGATGATCAGTTGAGGCCAGCCCTGGCGCGACTTACCACCCAGACCCATGATGTGCGCAAGGCTCAAGAGCTCGCTTCGCTGGCAATGGATGTCAGTGCGGGTACAGGAAAAGATTTAAGGACTGTCACAGAAGCACTTGCAAAGGCTGCAGGTGGTTCCACTGCTGCACTTGCCAAGCTGTCACCTGAGCTGAAGCAGATGGCCAAGGATGGCGCGTCAGCTGATGAGATGATGTCTGCACTATCTGGCACTTTCATGGACCAGGCAAGCACCGCTGCCGGTACTGCCGAAGGGCAATTCAGACGGCTGTCAGTGGGACTAGCTGAGACTAAAGAATCAATAGGCGCTGCACTCATGCCAGCGATAGAAGCAGTGTTGCCATTCCTGCAGGCAATGGGCACATGGGCACAAGATCACACCACCACCTTCCTCATCATTGCTGGCGTAATTGGAGGCATTGCAGCTGCAGTAGTTGTAGCCAACGCCGCCATGACAGCCTGGGGAGTAGCCACCAAAGTCTTCACAGGCATCCAGACAGCCTTCAACCTTGTAATGGCCGCCAACCCTGTCGTGCTCATAGCACTCGCCATTGCTGCCCTAGTCATAGGCCTCGTAGTGGCGTACAAGAAGTTCGATGCCTTCCGTGATCTGGTAGATGATGTCTTCAGTGCCATAAAGACAGGCATCAAGTTCGGAATGGATGCCATCACTGGATACTTGACTTTTGTCATGGGAGTGTATAAAGGCATCTTCAATGCCATTGCCAAGCTGTGGAACAGCACTATCGGCAAGCTGAGTTTCTCGATTCCTGATTGGGTGCCAGGTATCGGAGGCAAAGGTTTCGATGTGCCAAACATTCCTATGCTCGCTGCAGGTGGCATTGTGAGCTCGCCCACCCTGGCTCTTATCGGGGAGCGCGGCCCTGAAGCTGTAATCCCATTATCGCAAATGGGCAGCATGGGTGGCGGCATGAACATCACAGTTCAGGCTGGGCTTGTCAGTACCCCAGATCAAATGGGCCAGTTAATCATTGAGGCGATTCAACGCGCCCAGCGCCGTAGCGGAACGGTTTTCCAAGCGGCATGAGTACCCCAACTATGCAGGTGCTGGTGGGCTTCCAATCCACAACTGGCTTCGGTACCCCATTCCTCCTAAATGATGCCTTCTACGGCGTTCTGAACACCACTGGCAGGGGAACGCTGGGTGGTGTCACCATGGTTGACCTCACCAGCATTGTTGAATCGGTCAACATCACTCGAGGCAGGTCACGCCAGCTTGACCAGTTCAATGCCGGCACAGCCACCATTGCGTTCAATAACAAAACCCAGGTGCTGAACCCCAGCAACACATCAAGCCCGTACTACCCATTCGTACTGCCGCGCTGCCCTGTGCAGGTGCTCGCCAACGGCATCCCGATCTATACAGGACTGGTGACAGATTGGAATCTGGATTACGACATCAGCAACCAAGACATGATGTACGCGTCATGCGCTGACCAGTTCACAGTGCTCGCCAACCAATCGCTGAACGCTGTAGCTACCACTGCACAAGCCAGTGGCACACGAATCAACACTGTGCTGAGCTTGCCAGAAATCAACTATCAAGGCGCTCGAGCCATTGACACTGGCTCATCCACGCTTGGTTCTTTCGCTATCACCCAGGACACCAACTGCTTGAACTATCTGCAGCAAATCAATACCTCCGAACAGGGGTATCTGTTCATGAGCGCGGCAGGCACACTCACCTTTAAGGGCAGATCAAGTGTGCTTAACCCAGTGGCTGGGGCCACATTCAACACCACTGGCACAGGTCTGGCCTACCAGACTCTTATCAATCAGTATGGGGATGAGCTTCTTTACAACTACATAATCACCCAGAGCCCTGCCGGAGCTGTGCAAACCACCAGCAACGCCGCCAGCATTGCGCTCTATCAAGCCCAGCAGTATGCACTCACTAACTTGTTGAACAGCACCACGGCTGAAGTAGCTGGTTTAGGTAACTATCTGCTTGGCAAATACATGAACCCAGTGCTCAGGTTTACGGGCCTGTCAACTCAAATGTCTGCACTGTCCACGGCTAACCAAAACATTGTGCTAGGGCTTGACATGACCAGTATCTGCACAGTAGTTAAAAACTTTGTAGTAGGCACCCCAGCCACTGAGACACAAACCCTGATTGTGTCTGGCATAGCTCATAACATCACACCTGGCAGTCACATTGTTTCGTACACTTTTGAGAGTACGGACGGCAACCAATACCTCACCCTCAACGACAGCATCTTCGGAACGCTCGATAATAATCTTTTAAGTTTCTAAAGGAGACAGAACATGGCAGTATCACCAAACACGGCATTCACATCAGGGCAAATCCTGACGGCTCAGCAGGCTAATAACTGGCCTCGTGGAGTTATGGGCTACTACGTCAGCACAGCTAACAGCGCAATCGGCGCAGCAACCGCAGACATCACAGGAACGTCTATCACCTTTACGGCAGAAGCAAACCGCTTGTATCGGGCGTTGTTTACTTGTGACTATTCAATTACAAACGCAGCTGCAGTCGCAGGTTTTTACATGACTGACAGTTCTAACAACATTATTCAAAACATTGCAAACACAACTTCAACAAACGGCGGATTTGCACAAATAACAGTCCAATTTTTGTTTGCTGCTTCGGCAGGTCCTGTCACTCGCAAAATGCGAACTGACGTCAGCGCAGGAACAGGAACAATCCGCGGCACATCTGGTCAGGTTTACATGTTCAGCATTGAAGACATGGGGCCAGCATAATGACTATCGGAAACCCACCAAAAGCCCTTATTTTATTGGTCGCTTTACTTTCGCTGGTGCTACTTATGGCACTCGGCAAAGTAGACACCGAAGCAGGAATGCCAATACTGACCGCCATCGTGTTTTACGGGATAGGCAACGGCGTCGCAGCCAAACAAGGTCAGCAATCACCCAAAATCTTTGAAACAAAACAACCACCCGAATGACATCCACAAAAAAACCATACGCACCTGCAAAAACACCATCAAAA